ATATTTCGACCACGAGCTTCGTCTTGACCGAGCGGCGGCAGCGGCTGACCGGGGCCGAAATATCCGTTCGCATCCTTGCCGGAGAGCGCGAATTTCACCCCAGCGACGAGTCTGGCGATTACTCCTGGCTGTATCGGCGTCGCCACGGCATCGGAGCGCGCAGCTCCAGGATTCGCCGCTTTGCGCAAAGGGGAAGGGGTCCAAACCATCAAGTAGACTCCGGTCGCCGGCGTGCGTTCATTGCTTCGACCTCGTTTTTCATGAAGGTCAGGAAGCCCGTATTGACGTTGCGGATGAGCGGCTGCAGCGCGTAGCGGATCGCGTCGATGCAATGGTTGAGCATGTCGAGCACTTCCGGCAGCACATCGCCCGTCAGCCGATCGGTCTTGTAGCTATAGAGCCGAAATTCATCGGCCGTGTGCGTGCAGCGTGGGTGCACCACGATGCGCTCATAACTCCGCATGTGCGCGATGCCGTCCTCGACGCTGCCGGCCCACTTCTCGACGCCGGTGACGTTCGGGAAGCCATGCTGCTGCATGTAGCTGATCGTCTCAGGCCGCGCGTTGTCGGCGCGGATGGTGTGCTTGCGGCTACCGGGCACCAGGTCGAACAGCTCGCCGGTCTTGTGGATGTCACGGCCAATCGCGTACGCCTCGTACTCGATGAACAGCGTCCGCTCGTAGATCCAGCAGCGCACCAGCGTCGTCGGGTCGACGGCGAAGCCCCAGTCAGCGCCGAGGTAGGGTCCGTCCCAGTCCTTGCCGGGCTCGAAGGCCTCGATGACGTACTTGTCGCGGAAGATCTGTGCATCGTTCTGCGCCGTGCACTCGCCTTCCCAGACGTGCGCGTACGCTGCCGGATCCACGCGGGCGAGATAGTCCTTCTCGCGTCGCTGGCCTTCGCTGAAGTACGGGTTATCGCGCCAGCTGACCTTGCGCACGATCGCCCCGGGCGGCGGATTGAGTACGAAGCGCTGGTACGTCGGATCGCGAATCGCTCGCGGGTTGAACGTCACCAGGATCTCGCTCGGCTCGCGCCGGAACATGGTCGGGATCAGCTTCTCCCAGCTGTCGTTCGAGATGTTCTCGGCTTCCTCGACCCAGACGTAGTTCAACGCCTCCATCGACTTGAGCTTCGTCACGTTCGAGCGCAGCCCAGCGAACAGGAAGGCCGAACCCGTGCGGCTCTCGATGTACTTGTCGCGGACCGTGAACCAGTCCTCAAGTCCCATCAGGCCGACCTGCTCGGCCAGGAGATGGTGCACCGACTCATCGATGCTGTTCTGGATCTCGCGGGTGCATAGGATGCGCAGCGGGCTCTGGTAGGCCAGCAGGATCAGTGCGCGGGCGAAGTTCCAGCTCTTGCCAGAGCCGCGGCCCCCATATGCGACCTTGTAGGGCGCGGGGCGAAACAGGAAATCGAACGCCCTCGGGACCTCAACCTTCAGCGTCTGGCGTGCCGAAGCTGACATGAATGGATGGTGGCGTCAGAGGCGCGCCGCCTGGTCCGCTCACTTCCGTCGAGGACAGCTTCGCATGCACGAATGGGGCCGCGGACTTGGCGGCGTCGAGTCGTATCGATGCCGGCTGTGAAACATCGCGCATAACTCCAAGCAGGTAATCGAGGGGAGTAACACCGCCTCTTTCGACTGCAGCCAGCTGCTTAAGCGTCTTTTCGCTTCGGCGACCCTTGGGTCGTCCTGCTCCGGGGCGGGCCCCTCCGACGGCCATTTGATTCCTCGTGAATTTAATTCGACCTTTGCGAAGTTCGCGGCGATCAGCCGATCGATCCAATTGCCTGTTCTGTCTTCCTTTTCGTACGCCTCGCGCTCCCATCTGATTCCGATGCGAGCATCCTTGGCGGCCTGAAAAGCTTCAGTGAAGCTGCGCCCCTCTCCGCCAGCTGTTTTATTCAGACGCGGCCGATACTTAGCGATCAGATCTATCTCGCGCAGGAGCGCTTTGCGCTCATCGCGAAACCATTCCAAGATTCCCGCGATACCGCCAATGCGCTTGGCGCTGCCGATGTAGCGATCTCCGCAGCCTTTGCCGATGTAGACCAGCTCGGCCCCGATATTCACTCGATAGACGTACCAGCGTGCGCTCATGAAAAAAACGCCCCGGTTGCCCGGGGCCAGGTTACCGCTGACCCACTGGGGGTCTTGGGGCCAGCGGCGGTATCGACAGGGAGATCTCTGCAGTGGCAACTTTGAGACACTGACAGAGTGCGCGCGTTGTGATGGTTGGACCATGCGCTTGTCAAGTGTCGCAGTCCACAAAATCAAGCTTCTACGGCGGTTGAGGAAATTGTGAGTCGCGCCGCGATCCAGTAATAGCCTCGATCCAGCTCGCGCCAGTACTCGCCCTGAGTGATACCGAGGGATTTGATCTGCTCTCGATAAGGCTCATGGCTCAAGTATTTGGCGTGGATTACCTCGCGAGGCGAGATCGGCATATCGAACATTGCGCGCCAGACCAGAAGAGCATCGCCGGTATAGACATCTGCGAATGTCTGCGCGCGCGTTCCCTGAGCGGCGCCTTCGCCCTCCATGCGCACTTTGCCGAGCACGGTAGCGGTCGGCCAGCCGTCGAAGTGCCAGACCCGATGCCCTTTGGCGTCCGTCACCCAACGGCCGGCGTTACGGATGCGCGAGTACTGCCTCGCCCATTCCTGCAGGTAACGCGGTAGCCATTCCTTGGGTTCAAGACTCATTTGCGCCGCGCCCTTGACCATTGGTCATAGGCGCCAGCGAGAAACCCCGATACGGCACAATCGCGCGAACTCCGCGCTTCTTTCGCTTCCATCCGGCCAACAGTAATAACGCACGCGCATTGGTGAGCAACAAGGCTCCGTTTCTCAGCGGGGTGACCACTCCCAACTTCGATAATTGCAAGCGCCGACAACGTGCGACTGGCATGAAACACTAAGCGGTCATAGACGACCTTAAGTGAACCCTGGTGGTATATAAAAGGAGCATGCGCCTCGAATTCGATCGTCATATATTCCAGGCAGTGCAAGAGCAACTCTCGCGCGTCCCAATAGCGATTTCTCGCCGATTCTTGGCGCCGGGGCGGCAAACGTTCGCACTGCTCCCACCGCCTTAGGAGGACCTCTGATCGATTCAGAAGAGAAGCCAACTCCATAATTCTGATTTTCAAGCCAGAATCCATCGCACTTGTCAACTTTCTATTCGCACGGCAGAAGTGCAGAAGTTCCCGTATCAATTGATCCATGTGCGGCCGAATATCTTCGGCGTCGTCACCACCGGCACCGGAGTCACCAATGTCTCTATCAGCGCCATCAGCAGACATTTACTTCTCCCCTTCCTACCTGCGCGCTCGCAAGATAGCCCTGATCCGCGCGCACTGGCGGTGCGAGGATTGCGGCAAGGGTCCGCACTGCGGCGTCGACCTTGAAGTCCATCACATCAAGCCTGTCAGCCGGTTCCCTGAACTGGTGGCAGATGAGGCAAACCTGCAGGTGCTCTGTCCTCCATGTCACATGGGCGGCCACTGGCTCGAATGGGGCATCAAGCAGAAAGCCGCGAACGATCCGCGCTATCAACTCCCACGACGCAGACAGAGGGAGAGCGAGCAAGTCCCCGAACAATTGAGGCTGCCGATGTGACACGCTCAACTCCTTACCGCCCCACTCTTGCTCTGCAAGTCCAGCCACTCGAAGAAGCAGCGCTTGCATAGCCACCAGCCCGTATCGACATCGCGACAGACTTCGAGCGCATGCACCTTTCCCTCCGCGTCGCGATAGTCGCGACGGCAACACTGCTCGCATTGCCTGTTCCATCCCATCTCATCCCCGTATCGCCTCTCGCACGCTGCTCACGACCATGATCTTCTTCTTGCGCCGCTCCATTTCGAACTCGGCTGCCGACAGCGCGCGGTTCACTGCGCGCGATGCCGAGAACGCCAGTTGCAACCGCTCAGTGCAGGCGTGCAGCTCGCCGAGGGCCTTCTGGTCGTTCATGACCGCCTCGTTGTAGAACTGCTGCAGCTGCGGGTCCGACATGTCGCGCAGCACGTGCACGACGCCATCGGCGGCGCGGTACTGAAACAGCTCGTCCGGCGGCGCTGGCGAGCCATTGGTGCGCTTGTCGGCCATCACATCACCCTGATGAAGTAGGCCGTCAGCCCAATCAGGACACCGACTGCGATCAGCCAGACGATCCAGTCGGCGGCTTCGGTCGATGGCGGGTCGCGCGAGTACATCCATTCCTCGTCGGGTCGATCGTCCTGGTCGTGTTCGTGAAGGCGCATGGTTTCTCCCCTGGGTTAGCTGATATCGACTTCCCGCAATTGCCAGCGCCCGGCCGCGTTCTTCTTCCAGCCGTGCACCAGCATCCGGATGTTCGCGACCCGAAGATGTGCAATGGCGTCGCTGTCTTGAACCTTCTTCACCCGGCTCGATACGTTAGAGTCACTCGTGGCCTGCACCGCGATGACCTCCCCGTCCTGGCCGATCGCCAGCACGTCGATGATCCCGAACAGGTCCTGGCGGACCTTCGCGTGCGGATTCCACTTCTCGGTGACCGCGACCAGGCGGCAGCCACGCTTACGCAGCTCCGCGAGCGACCTGGTTGTCGGACTGCCGCTCACTGCGCTGTCGGCTGATGCCCGTTGCCGCGCCGGCGTGACTTCGGCTTCTCGTTTTCCTCGTCATCACCCGCTTCGCCGAGCGCCAGGTCGCGCTGCTTGTCGGCCTTCTCGATGCGCTCACCGATCTCGAGCGCGGCGTGAATCTCCCGTCCCATGAACTCCATGACGAGTTCGACTTCGCCGTTGAGCTTCGGATGGCACTGCACCTGCACCGACAGGTTCGTGAGGCCGCCGGCGAGCGGCTCGATCTTCAGCTTCGCGAGCGTCACGTCCTTGAGCGCGATCGACTTCTCCGCAAGTCCCAGATGCAGCGTGACGCTGGATTCCTTGAACTTGTCCTTGAGCGTGAAGGGATTGAACTGCCTGAACATCGGCTCGCGTGTGCGACCGCGCGTGTTGAACAGCGCCTTGTCGGCATGCTCATCGCCGAGCAGTTCGTTCAACTCCTCGGCATCGAGCAGGATGTCGATCACCGGAATGTCGAATGCCGGCACCGGTTCATCGCCGTGCTTCTCCGTGCGGCAGTTGATCGAATCGCCGAGCTTGCAGGGCCGTTTCTTCAGCTTCATCGTTATTCCCCTTGTCGTGGTTGTGCGGATGGTCATCCAACTTTCCCGATCACTTGGTCCAGCGTCAGGAACGCATCGTCCGGCAGGTAGCGGGTCGCAGTGCTCGGGAACTGCACCAGGCTGAACTGGCGCATATCGCGCTGGAACCAGCCCTCTACATCGCCCAGGTAGCCGTTGAAGTGACGCTGCTTGCGGATCGAGATGCACATCGGCGTCGCCTGAGCATTGTTGCCGTAATCAGGCTTACTGCTGCTGCGCCGGACGAAGATCACGTTATCCGCCATGCCGCCGATCTCGCGCGCGCCGGCCACATCGTTCAGGTCCGGTTCCTGATTCGCGCTGACCAACTTGCGCGGATGTGCGACCAGGTGCAGGTGGATCTTCGCGGCCCGCGCAATGGTGGCGAGCAGGTTCGCGAATTTGCGCTGCTCCTCGAAGTCATCGTTCGCGACATCCAGGCACATCAGACTGTCGATCACCGCGTGCCTGATGCCTTCCTCGGCGAGCTTGCGGATCACGGCCAGGAGCTTCAGGTGGCGCGCTATACCTACCACTCCCCAGAGCCGGAAGCGCTTTGCGTAGGCGTCGATGAACCACTGCAGCTGATGCACGCTCGGTTCCTGCACGCCCGCAGCGGTAGCTGCAAGACGCACCAGCATGTCTGCCGGGTCCTCCTCGAGCGATGCGAGGAACACCGAACTACCGCGATGCAAGATCTGGCACACGAACTGCCGTAAAAGCGTGGTCTTTCCGGCTCCCGGGAAGCCTGACCAGATCGTGACGCCGCCCGGGTAGAGACGCAGCAGATTGCCATCCGGATCGAATGGCGTTGTGCCGTACTTGGCGGCTCTCGCCTTGAACTTCGCGAGCAGTTCCTTGCCATCGAGTGGCTCGATGTCGACCAGCAGCTCGGGCTCGATCTCGAACTCCGGCGAGCCCTCGGTGACCAGCATTTCACCCACGCGCTTGGCGCGGTACGCGTCGATACGCGCAACGAGCTCGGGCGGATACGGGTCAGTAGCCATGCACGACCTCCAGGGCTGCGGTGATACGCGCGGATGCCGTGAAGGCGCGCGCCAGATCTTCGCCAGAGACTGGCTTGCCGTCAGTGATCTGCGATCCAACCAGACACAACACGAACGATTCGTTCTTCAAACATTCGAGCGCATCGCGATCCGTGAACGGACGACGTACTTTCGGGAAGTGATGGCCGAGCGGCTTCGCGAACAGGTCGGAGAATTGCATGCCGATCGCCGAGAGCACCGATTCGGTCTCGCAGCCAGCGAAGCAGTGCATCAGGATCCGCTCGTCAGGGAGCACCTTGACCGTGAGGCTCGGGTGCCGGTCCTTGTGCGCCGGGCAGCGTGCCACCCAGGTCCAGCGCTGAGTTTCCTTCACGCCATCGAGACGCGAGAGCAGGTCGGCGATGTCCATCACTCCCACCGCCTGGTCGTCGCTTGCTTGCGGGCGTAGCTGCCTCGGTCGATGCCGTTCAAAATCCAGCTACGCCATGTCGCCTCCCAGTCGAGTTTGGTGCCGGCGTTGCCGGGCTTCGCGGTCCAGTAATTTTTAAACTTCTCGAACTCGATCGAGGCATCGAGGTCCGGAGCGCGATCCGATCCGTACGCGAGGTCGGGGGAGAAGTCGGCAGGGAGCCTGATGCCTCGGGCATGCTTGCCGTTGATCCGTGGGCCGCGAGCGGAGCGAGCCGGCTCTCGATCTCGATTCTGTTCCTGTTCCTGTTCCTGTTCCTGTTCCTGTTCCTGATTCGGCAACCCTTCGCCAAGGGTTTCGTAACCGTTTCCTTTACTCGGTATCTCTCCTGACTCCAAAGTGGATAAAAATGCTGTGAATTCAGATACCCACGAGCATTGTGGGGGTATCTGCGCAATCAATTTTCGCGCGGCCTTCCATTGGTTCGGGTTTTCCGGAAGGTTCCAGCTCAAAAAGCGTCGAATCCACACCCATTTCGACGTTTCGCAACGGTTAGCCCAACCCTTCGCGAACAGTTCCTTAAACCCTTTCGAAACCCTTGCTTGAGGCCATCCCAAGTCCTCGCTCGCGTACCCGTCCGGTAGTCGAAATGCACCAATGATGGTCCCGTGGGGACAGCTCAGGAGGTAGAGCGCGAGGAGCTTTCCGTCGTCCGATAGGACGCGAATGTCCTGGCTGCACCAGAACGCACAATGGATGCGGCCATAATCGCGCATCAGCCGCTCCGTACGTTGCCGCACATACAGACGCGCGCAGGTTGTGGATGCTGTCGTTGCGGAACTGCATGCCGACGGGTTGGTGGCGACATAATCAATCTCATCGGCGCCCCTTCCGGCTCGTTCCGTCGTCTTCCGTGTCGAGTCCTGGCAGCTCCGGCTGCAGTCCATTGGCCCTCATCCGGCGCCATGCGACCTTGTGCTCATGAGCCTTGCGGTCAGCCCACTCCTGCAGCACGTCGCGCGCGATAGCGGCTTTATCAGCACTATTCGCGACGGCCACTGCATCGAGCCAGATGTCGATGGCTTCGGTGATTCCGAGGCGGAAATCCTTGAGCGGGAGGGCCATGCGTCAGATGGCCGCGGGTTCCGGAGATGTGCCGCGGATTACGGCCCAGTCAACGTCGGGGCGCAGGTCCTCGCATCGAAGACGGCCACCGGTCTCGCGCTCGAGCTCGATCGCGAGCTTCTCCGCGCAGGTACGGTCTCCATAGCTGACATTGCGAAGGTGGCCGGGTGTGGTGCCGCAGGCTTTTGCGAGCGCCTCCCGTTCTTCCGTGGATAGCGCCGAGAGGTATGTCTTCAAGTCCATGCGCATATATCACCATACGGTGATATGTAAATCAACACCGTTTGGGGAATTCACCGGACGGTGTAGCACGGGCAAGAATATTCGCGTGGGAATTCAGGACGTTCGGAGACAACGGCTGCGCGAATGGATTCTGCGTCGCTTCGACGACAATCAGTCGAAGTTTGCGCAGGCGTGCGGGATCAGTCAGCCGCAAATAGCCGATACGCTGGCAGGGCGTAAATCATTCGGCGAGAAATTGGTGATGCGCCTGGAGCGCGATGCTCACATTCCGAAGGGCTGGCTCGACGGCGATGACAGTGTCAGCGAACCTACGCTGCTCTATTACGGCGCGAGCCTTACGCGTGCCGGCGCGCTACTGGCGGCGGAATGGGAGAAGCTCGACGTCGCTGATCGCGCCGAGATTGAATCAGAGATTCACATGCGCGTTGCGCGTACGGTGCGCGAGCGCCGATCCCGCGGAAGCCACCACCAGGATCCGCCAGCGGAGTAACCCATGCGTCGCCTGCCATTCATTCTCGCCGCGCTGGTGCTGTTCATTGGCTGGGGCGCAAATGAAGCCTTCGCACGGTTCGGCGAGCACTCCGCGCCCGCGTTCCTGCTATTCGGCGGCTTCCTGATCGCAGTCGGTCTGGCCCTGCAAAAGACACCGTAGAAACCCGGCCTAGACCGGGTCGCGCTCTCTATCACCAAAAGGTGTTGACACCTATCACCATCCGGTGATACCGTCTCTCCCACGCCATTTCGGCCTGGAGAGACAGATGCCCGCAAAGCCCAAAGCCCGCTTCGTCAAGATCGGCGAGGACGGCAAGCAGCTGCGCCTCAATGCCCCCGCCTGGGTCGCGGTCCTCGATCGCGAGACCAGCCTGATCTGGACGCGCGACGATCTTCCGTGCGGCAGCGTCAACTGGAAGGCTGCGAAGAAAGCCTGCACTGACCTGACGCTCGCCGGCGCCGCCGACTGGCGCCTGCCCACGCGCAAGGAGCTGCTGACCCTCGTCGATGACACGCGCCACTCGCCGGCGATCGACACGACGTTCTTTCCTGCCTGCAAGTCCGACTGGTACTGGACCAGCACACCCGCGGCGTATTCGCCCGGCGATTACGCGTGGTTCGTCGACTTCCTCAACGGCAATTCCGACTGGGACAGCCAGAGAAGCGGCTATCACGTCCGCGCCGTGCGCTCCAGTCAGTGATTGGGCTTTTGGGTAGCACCATGAATCCAAGTCACTACCACTGTCAGAGCTGCAGCGCCCTCTTCCCGAAGCGCGAGGCGCATTTCCGCACCGAATATGAGACCGGCGAGTTCTGGGGCGAAGTGCATACGCGCGCTGTCCAGATCGATCGCTGCAACGCCTGCGGGTCTGAGGAGATCGACGAGGTCAGCCCCTGCGTCGAGTGCCACAAAGCGCTCCCGGCCGAAGGCACCGACCTGTGCCAACCGTGCCTCGAGCACGTCGAGACCTACTGGGACCGGCGCGTCGCCGAGGCCAAGGTGTCAAAGGTCGCGCGGCTGCGTGCGATGCAGTCGTTCCTTGCTGAGATCCAGCGCGAGCCACTCGATGCGTGCGCTGGAGAGGGTGAAGTATGAGCACCGACCCATCCTTCGCGACTCGTCAGACCTCCTCGCAGATCACGATGCAGGTGAAGCTCAAGGCGCTCGAGCTTTTCACAGGCTCGCCCCTGACGCCCACCCAGGAAGAACTGCGCCAGCTGATCGAATTGGCCATATCGACCGGCGTCGATATCGGACTGCGGGCCGCTGGCGAATTGGCAAGGGCGCTGCCATGAGCGAGTCCATCGAGGGAGCGTACGCCACGGTCCTGATCCTACTGGCGATCGTGAGCGCGCTTACCTGGATCATCAGCAGCGTCTGGCCGAAGAAGCGCGAGCCGCTGCCGCCACCTAACAATTTGTGCAATCGCGATTACCGGAGATCCAGATGAACTCACTTGCCAGCGATATTCGAGCGCTGATCGCGCGCCGCGTCGAGGCCGCGCCGGCGTCCTATATTCTTAGCATAGCCAGCAACCTCTGCGCGGCCGAGATACTGCCGTCACTCAATCCGGCGCCGCTGGATACCGGCGAGCGCTTCGCGCTGATCGGCGATGACATCGTGGCTGATCGCACCACGGGACTGAGCTGGTCGCGCGGGAACGTCGGCACCGAGCCCATGATCTGGTCAGCGGGTGCAAACGTCTGCAAAGTGCTCTATCTCGGAGGTTTCACCGATTGGCGGCTGCCGACGGTGCGCGAGCTGCTCACGCTCGTCGACTACGAGCGCCACGAGCCGGCGATCGATCCGATTTTCCGGTGCGTTCCCAGCTACTACTGGACCAGCACACCCGCGGCGTGTTCGCCCGGCGATTACGCGTGGCTCGTCGGCTTCGGCGACGGCTATTCCGACTGGTACGGCCGGAGAGGCGTCTATCACGTCCGCGCCGTGCGCTCCAGTCAGTGATTTTGGCCTATAGGAGAATTCAATGAGCGCAGAGACAGCGGTGGCAATGCGGCCCGACGCGCCGGCCGAAGCCACCTCCATGATCCAGGTGATCGAGCGCGTGGCGCTCAATCCACACGTCGACATCGACAAGATGCAGCGGCTGCTCGATATGCAGGAGCGCATCATGGCGCGCACCGCGAAGGCATCCTATGCCGCGGCGCTCTCTCAGCTGCAGCCCGAACTGCCGATCGTGGCCGAGCGTGGCTCGATCAAGAACGGCTCGGGGAACGTCCAGAGCAAGTACGCGCTCTGGGAGGACGTCGTCACCGCGATCGTGCCGGTGCTCGCGCGTCATGGCTTCAGCCTATCGTTCCGGACCGCGAATGACGACAAGGGCGTCACGGTCACCGGCGTGCTCTCGCACTCGGCGGGGCACAGCGAAGAAACGAGTCTCAAGCTTCCGATCGACACGTCGGGCTCAAAGAATGCCGTGCAGTCGGTCGGTTCGAGCACTTCCTATGGCAAGCGCTACATCGCCGCCGCTCTGCTGAACCTGCGCACTGGCGACATTGACGATGACGGCCGCAAAGGTGGCGACAAGGGGGGCGAATGCATCAGCGAGCGCCAGGTGGCAGATATAAATGCGCTGATCCAGGAGGTCGGTGCCGATAAGGCGCGGTTCCTGCGCTACATCAAAGCCGACCGGCTCGAGGACATTCTGGCGGTCAATTACAGCACCGTCGTCAGACAGATCGAAGCGAAGAGGAAGCGGTAATGGAACAGCCTGAGTCAGCGCCCCAACTCAGCGAGCAATGGTTCGCCGCCCGGCTCGGCTGCGTCACAGCCTCCCGCATGGGAGATCTGATGGCGAAGACCAAGAGCGGCTATGGCGCATCGCGCGAGAATTACATGGCCGAGCTCATCGCCGAACGGCTGACCGGCACGCGCCAGGAGCGATTCGAGAATGCGGCCATGAAATGGGGCGTCGAGACGGAAGCACAGGCTCGGATCGCCTACGAGTTCCTGCAGGATGTGACGGTCGAACAGGCCGGCTTCATCCCGCATCCGGCATTGACCTATGCCGGCGCGTCTCCGGACGGCCTGGTCGGCGCTGAAGGCCTGGTCGAGATTAAGTGCCCGAACACCGCCATGCACATCGACACGCTGCTCTCCAGCACGATCGCTGCGAAGTACGTGTATCAGATGCAATGGCAGATGGCCTGCACCGGTCGCAAGTGGTGCGACTTCTTCTCTTTCGATCCGCGCATGCCAGCATCGATGCAGGTGTTCCAGAAGCGCGTATCCCGCGACCCCGCTCTGATCGATGAGCTCGAGCGCGAGGTCAGGACTTTCCTCGAGGAGCTCGCGCGCAAGGTGATGGCGCTGACCGCCAAGTATGAGACCGCGCAAGCCGCATGAGCCAGGGGCTTCGAAATCTGACGCCCCAGCAGCGCGCCGAGCTGAAGGCGGCACTCTTGGAACGATACCGGATGCGCACGCAGTACACGCTCAAGGCTCTGGTGCGCCGGTTCGGTGTGCATATCGATGCCATCCGGCGCTTCGAGCAACGCGAGGGGCTGCGGGAATGAAAGTCTGGCTCAAACGCACCGCCTTCGGTCTGATTCCTGACAACGAGGAATCCGCGCAGCAGCTCGCCAAGATCAAGCCGGACACGACGATCGAGTGCGAGGTTGTCCTGAGAAAAGCGCGCTCGCTTGCCTTCCACCGCCGCTATTGGGCGCTCCTCAAGCTGCTCTCTGAGAACGTCGAGCGCGTGAACATCGCGACGACCGAGCTGGATGAGTGGTGGATGGTGATCAACGACGTCCAGGACATGCACGAGGCGATGAAGTATCTGACCGGTTTCTACGATCGGCAGGTGTTCCGATACAAGGAGAAAACGCTGATCGCCCTCAAGACACGCTCGATCGCCTTCGATGCGATGGACGCTGAGCAGTTCGCACTGTATTGGAAGAAGGTCACCGATGCCGTCTTTCAGCGGGTGCTTCCTGGAGTCGATTCATTTGCGCTCGAGGAAGAGGTTGCGAGGCTGGCCTCATGAGCTTCGAGGATCTCAACGACACCAACGAAGCGCACGAGCGTCGGATCGTCCGGTGCCGCTCCTGCCGCGCAAAGATCATCTGGTTCAAGACCGCAGCCGGCAAGAATATGCCGGTGGATGCGGACACGGTTGAGCCTGACGACGACGAGCTCGACCTCGAGCGGCACGTGTCGCACTTCGCGACGTGTCCGCAAGCAGATTCTTTCCGCCGCAAAACCTGAAGGAGCACTCGATGGGAGCCAGATTTACGAAGATCGGAACGGACGGCGCGGAGCTGCCAGAGGACGCAACGCAATGGGTCGCGGTTCGCGACAGCACCAGCGACCTCATATGGTCGGTCGAGGAGGTCAAGAAGCCGCTGACATGGAAGAAGTCGATCGAATGGGCGAAGAAGCTCACCGTCGCCGGCTTCACGGACTGGCGGCTGCCGACGGTCGAGGAGCTGTTCCTCCTGGCCGACCGCACGCGCCACTCGCCGGCGATCGACACGACGTTCTTCCCAGACTGCAAGTCCGACTGGTATTGGACCTCGACGCCCGCCGCGTATTCGCCCGGCGTTTGCGCGTGGTTCGTCGACTTCGGCGGCGGCGGTTCCGGCTGGGGCAGCCAGAGGCACGACTGTCACGTCCGCGCCGTGCGCTCCAGTCAGTAAATCGGCTATTGGGACTGTGCCATGGGCTATCAGCTTCCTGAGATCGTGAAAGCCGCGGAGCGAATACTTGTGGAAGTCGAGAAGGCCGTCCGGGCCTTCCCCCGATATCACAAGTATGCGCATGGCGCGCGGCTACGCGATCAAGCGATGGCTGTGGCCCAGGCAGCGCACCGCGCCTGGCGCGATCGTGCGCACCAAGTCGTAGCCATCGAGCGACTGAGCGATGCAATCGATGATATGAAGATCTCGCTCCAGCTGGGCAAGCAGATCGAGGCATTCGCCAGTTTCGCGCAGTTCGAAATGCTCGCGCGGCTGGTCTCAGAATTAGGACGGCAGTGTGGAGGGTGGCGGAGGCAGAAGCGCCGCAGAGGCCAGAATGCGATTGAGCCGAGCGCATCTTCGCAGCGCGCCCAGGTACTGAGTTCCCGCGACGCCTCCTCCGAGGCATATTCATGACGAGCCCGCGCTACCTGAGAGGCTGTGCGGGCGAGTCCAAAGCGCGCGGGATAATGGCGTATTCGCCCGGCGATTACGCGTGGATCGTCGACTTCAACAACGGCAATTCCAACTGGAACAACCAGAGAAACGACTATCACGTCCGCGCCGTGCGCTCCAGTGAGTATCACGGCGTTCCGAGCTTTCGTTCCCTCCACGCTGCCTGGCGCGAAGCACGCCGCGGCAAGAAACCCAGTCCGAATCAGATGGACTTCGAGAGCCTCTGGCTCGACGGGCTGCTCGAGTTGCAGGGGCTCCTCGAGGCCGGGACCTGGTCGCCGAAGCCGACCATCTGCTTCATCGCGAAACAGCCCAAGGCGCGCGAGATCCACGCGCCGGACTTCTCCGATCGCATCGTGCACCACTGGCTCGTGCCGCAGCTCGAGGCGATCTACGAGCCCGCTTTCGTCTTCGATAGCTATTCGAACCGCATCGGAAAGGGCACGCACGCGGCGGTCGAACGCCTGCAGGCTTTCGTCCGCCAGGTGCCGGGCGGATGGTATCTGCAGCTCGATATCGCGAACTTCTTCAATTCGATCCATCGACCGACTCTCTGGGGAATGCTCAGGCGACGGATGGAGCGCTTTGCTGTGCCCCTCACGACGCAGCAGGCGACGCATGCGCTGCTGCGGCACTCGCCGGCCGACCAGGGCGTGCGCTATGCCTGCACGGCCGCCGAACGCACCGCGGTGCCGGCGCACAAGCGCCTGGAGAACGCTGCACCAGGCTGCGGGATCGCTATCGGCAACCTTTCGAGCCAGTTCTTCGCGAACGTCTATCTGGATGCGCTCGATCAGTTCGTGAAGCACGAGCTGCGCGCGCCGCGGTATCTGCGTTACGTCGATGACTTCGTGCTGATCGATCGAAGGCGTGAGCAGCTCGAGGCGGCGCAGGCCTCGATCGAGCGCTTCCTGGCCGAGAGGCTTCGCCTGAAGCTGAAGGCAGACATAAAGCTTCGGCCGGTTTCCGCCGGCGTCGACTTCTTGGGTTACGTCGTTTTTCCGACGCATACAGTCGTGCGCCGGCGCGTCATCGGTCACGCGCGAGCGAAACTTGCGGCCTGGGAGAGCCAGCACATATCGAATGGTGCGATCCGGGCGACGCCCGTCCAGCTGCGCGAACTCCAGTCCGTGGCAGCGAGCTATGAGGGCCACTTCAGACATGCGAACTCGTACCGATTGAGGCAGCGGATCAGGAGGCGCTTTCCATGGCTGGAGGCCGCACTCTTACCGCGGGATGCGGCGTGGCATGAGGATCACCTTTCGATTTCCATTCGTGGGGTATGGCAATGATCGAGGCCTATCCGCTGACCTGGCCGCCAGGACGGCCGCGCCAGCGCAGCCGGCAGTCGGCTCGATTCAAGACTACGCTCGGCGTCGCGATCGTGAACGTGCGCGAGGAGGTCGAAAGGCTCGGCGGCCGCGAGCTCGTGATTTCCTCGAATATCCCGCTGCGGCGCGACGGGATGTCATCCGCGCGCGCCGGCGGAATCTTCGATCCTGGCGTCGCGGCCTATTTTCAGCTCAAGGGTAAACCGATGGTATTCGCCTGCGATCGATGGGACGGCGTCGAGGCCAATATGCAGGCGATCGCGAAAACGATAGAGGCGTTGCGCGGGATAGAGCGATGGGGTTCCGGCCAGATGGTCGAGCAGGCCTTTACGGGGTTCTTGGCGCTTCCGGCTCCGGAACAATGGTTTCAGGTCTTGGGCGTCGGCGCGGGCGCGAGCAAAGAGGAGATCGAGCGCGCCTACCGACTCCTCGCCTCCGAGCATCATCCGGATCGCGGCGGCGACTCGCATAGGATGGCGCGCATCAATGCGGCGCGTGATGATGGTTTACGTCAAAGGCGGCCCGCATGAGTCTGCTTCGCGACAGCGCCCGCGAGCAGGAGTGCCTCATCCGCATTCCCCACTGCTGCAACTTCAAATCTGACACGGTCGTGCTCTGTCATTACCGCTTGGGCGGTTTGAGCGGTATGGGCTTCAAGGCGAGCGACATTCTGGGAGCGTTTGGCTGCAGCGCCTGTCACGACCTGGTCGACGGTCGCACGCACTCGCAGCATTTCACGCGCAAGGAGATTCTGCTGATGCATGCCGAGGGCATATTTCGCACGCAGGCGTGGTGGCTCGAACATGGGTTTATCAAGGCGGGAGGGGATGAGCGGTGAGCACGCTGACAATCGAGCAGGCGGCCGAGCTCGCCCATTGCCATCCGGACACGATGCGCAAGCTGATGAAGACCAGGGCTGCCCCGGGTGCAAAGATTGGGCGCCGGTGGGTAGTATCCGCCGAACTATTCCAAGAATGGCTGGACCAGCAATGCCGCTCTACCGCCGTCCTGGCTCCGACAACTGGTGGGTCCGCATATCCGTCGCTGGCCGAAAGAATCGCCGCTCAACCGGCACATCCGACCGGCAGCAGGCGGAAGAATTCGAACGCGTCGAACGCGACCGCCTCTGGCGGCTCTACAAGCTCGGCGACCGTGGTGCCGTTCTCTGGAAAGAGGTCGCAACGCGATGGCTGACAGACAGCGACCGGGCGCGATCCCGGGACCGGGAGATTGTGAAATGGCTATCTCGATATCTGGACAACGATCCGGTGCGGGCCGTAGACGAGACTGCGATCGAGGCGCTGCGCCAGAAGGCGCTGGCTGGCGGCATGAGCCGCTCCACGGTCGATCGCTTCATGAACACACTGCGGGCGATCCTGCGCAAATGCGTGGAATGGCGTTACCTGGAAGCTCTACCGAAGATCCCGATGTATCGGCCCAGGGCACCGGAACCGCGCTGGCTGACGCCAGAGGAGTTTTCCAGGCTTCGGGCGCAGCTACCAGCGCACCTGCAGCTGGCAGCGGACCTGGCCGTCCAGACGGGGCTGAGAATGCGCTCCATGCTGTCTCTGCGCTGGGAGCGGATCGATCTGAAGGCGCGCCGGGCATGGATCCCAGGCGAGCAGATGAAGGCAGGCAGGGCTCACGGCATCCCGCTCTCGCCGGCCGCCGTACGGACGTTGCGCGCGCTCAGGCGCCTGAATCCGGAAGGATCGGCCGTGTTCCAGTGGAACGGGAAAGCGATCGACAACTGCCACACCAAGGCCTTCAGGAAGGCCGTGGAGGCCGCCGGGCTGGTGCCGCTACGATGGCACGATCTGCGGCACACCTTCGCCTCCTGGGCCGTCCAGAGCGGCGTCACGCTGCAGGAGTTGATGCAGCTCGGGGGCTGGTCAAGCTACGTAATGGTGCTGCGTTACGGGCATCTGGCGCCGGACCAATTGGCCTCGGCGGCTGCCAAGGTGGGCACGTTCGGGGCACAGAAGAAACGGCGCCGACGGGCCGCTGCCTGAAATGTTCCACGTGGAACAAAGGCTTATGGTGGGTGCTGAGGGACTCGAACCCCCGACATTCGCCGTGTAAAGACGAGCGTTTCAAGGGATTTCAAGCACTTGGGACAGTCAGACCAGGCCAAAACAGGCCACATTCTGGCACGTTCAAGCACATTCTGGGCACAGCGCTGATCTGTCTGTTACTGGCGGGCTGCGCAGAGCTTTCGACCGAGACGAAAGTCGAGGAAGGGCTATTTCAGCTCAGCAACGCCGTCGATACGGCGCAGACGATCGCCGCTCAGCGTGAGGGGTGTTACGTCGAGAGTGGGGAACTAGGCCTCACCGGCCCGCACCCGAGCTCAGCTGCGATCGTTGGCTATCAGCTGGCCTTCGGCCTGGTGCACCTTGGCATCACCGAGCTGCTGCAGCGCTACGTGCATACGCCATGGATCGAAACCGCCTGGCAGATCAGCTCGATCGGTTATGACTTGACGGGGCCTGTCGGCAGCTACTGGCAGTTCGGCGGCAGGATGTTCCCAAATCGCGAAGCTGATGCCAAGCGTGGGTGCGTGGGTCGGCCATGAACAGCGCCGCGGTTACAACGCGTTCCGCCGCCGCAGGCGAGGCGCTGAACGCCTGCCCGCAGTGCGGCGCCGTCTTTATTCGTCGCCGCCCACATCAAGAGTTCTGCGCCGCCAAATGCCGCTCAGCCTATCACGCTGACCATGGCATCGAAGGGACGGTAAACCGTCTGCAGCGGGTCAAGGGGGGGGTATCGCTAGCGATCAGGCTTGAGGGTCCAGCGGCCGAAGCAGCCATAAAGCTGCAGCTGCATGAGAGGGTGCGCGTGGTGAAGCTATGAGCATGGCGCGCGAGTTGCTAGACGAGGCGTGCGAGCTACTGAAGGCCCACGTGCTCGATGCTTGCGCCGAGGATCAGGACACGTGCTTTGAGGGCGCGGACTGCACCTGTGCCAAGGTGTGCCAGTTCCTCACGCGCGCGGCCGGCTCCCCTGAAGAAACCAGCGCGGCCAGGTAATCGTCGAAACGCTCGACGACTTCGGTCTTGGGGCCGCCATGCAGAAAGCCCCAAACCTCGCGCAGCTCCTCGAGTGTGAGATTCACGGCGCTACGGGCTGCTGCTGGAAACGCCGATATCTGATAGCCAGCTCTGCAGCGCTTTGCAGGAGGGTTCGCTGTTCGGGGCCGACGTCGATGGCCTCTCTTGCGCTTCCTCCCAGCACTTCGGGAACAGAAGCGGGTCCGGTCCCGGCACCAGCTGGTCCGGTGGCGGCTGCGGGGGCGCTGGGCAGTCCCTGGCCGCTATGACTCGCGGGCTGCTTGCACACGAGCACAGCACCAACGGGATGAGCAGCCATATAAGCGTTGAGGCTTTGCGTTGCATCGAGTTTCTCCTTATCGGCAGCGCTCGCAAGGCCCCGCAGTCGCGCTGCCTCGACGGTGGCGTCTGTGTGCGCCTTGTTGAGCGCGGTGGCATCGGTGAGCAGGATCTGGTTGATCCGCCCCTGGTCGATCTCGTGCGTGATCCAGGCAGCGCCTATGGCGCCGATTACGACCATCGCGATCAGTACATATGGATTCATGGCTTTCCCCCGTTCTGCTGAGCCGTCCAGTCGCGGCCGTTCTCGCTATAGATCTTGAAGATCCATGGCGAGAAGCCCGCAATGGCCGTGAATACCACGCTCACGACGGCGCTTTCCTCAGCCCCTCGAGCCGTCGCCGGCTCATGGGTGTACCAGACGAGCAAGTACATCGTGACGTGGTAGACGAACCATCCATAGACGGCCAGGATCAATCGCGGCACGACGCGCCAGCTATCGAATAGCTCAGCCCACTTTAGCCACGTCTCCTTCACAGTCTCACGACCGCCAGCGTTGCCAGGGTGCCAAAGACCAGGCCGGCCAGACCGCAGATCACCGAGATCTTCAGATTCGCATCGATCTTCGCTTCGAGCGCCGAGACGTACTCGACGCCATCGGCCCTGAGCGTCGCGAGCTCCGCGGCCGCCTTCACCTTCAGTGCACTGAGAATGTTGCTCATCGCTTCTGCTCCTTGGATTGAGTGTCGGAAAACCTGAAACGCTGAATGATGCTGTCGGTCCAGCTGGTCGGCTTGACCTCGAAGCCGTCCTCGTCGAGCGGCTTGACCATCAACGCCGGGTGTTGTGTCTCGACCTGGCTTGGCTGCACGCGCCCGAGCATCCGGTCGCGGCGCAGTTCCTCCTGGCGCGCCTGCCACTCCCAGAAGTCCATCAGGCCAGTTCCGCGCCGGCTTCCTGAGCTGGTCCGATGTCGACGATTGATCCAGGAAGGCCCACGTCACTCGCCACCTGGTGGACGTAGTTCTCGGTCTCCAGCGGCAGTGCGCGCTGGCCCTTGAGCCACATGTCGATGTTGCCGCCGCCGTCGTTGTAGGCCGCTACCGCGACCTGCCAGTCCTGAAAGCGCTCATGCAGACCGGAGAGCAGCCGCGCCGCGGTTTCAATGTCCGCCAGCCAGCTTGCTCCGGCACCTGGAAAGTCTGACGGTTCGAGCTGCATCAGCCCGACCGCGCCAGCAGGAGACCGCACCGCGCCGCTCACGATGTCGAATCGGAAATGGCTCTCCTGGTAGGCGATCCGGGCGAGTAAGTCGAGCGGGATGCCATGCCGGATCTCGGCCGCATGAAGCGCCGGCAGGTAGACCGGTGCGTTCGGAGCGTTCTTCCAGTTGATGTTCATTTCAGTGTCGCCTTTATGGCCTTGTCGAGGTAGAAGCCGGCCAGCTCCATGTGCTCGCGCGCTTTCGCCAGTCGCTCCTGCGCCTCGAACTTGTTGAGCCCGCTGGCAACGTCGGCAGCGCGCTGGATCTCCTCGACCAGGAGCGCGGCTTTGCGCAATTCTTCAACACAGCGCTCGAACTGATCGGAGGGAATCGGTTGTGACTTCATTTCCATATGTGTCCTAGCCATGCGGCCAACACGAGCGCTCCAAGCTTCCAGAAGAAGCTGAGCACCTGCTTTCGGATGTTCTTTGTCTCGCGCTGAGCGGCCTCCAGCGCCTCCACGCGAATGCGCAATCTGTCCTGCGCGCTCTGCTTTGCCCACAGCTCGCGCTCGGCCTGCAGCTCGATGACGGCGCGCTCCAGCTGCACGCCTGCCTTGACCATTGAAATGACCGGTTTGCGCCAGTCGCGCCAGTCGTCATGCGCGGCGTTCTCGCGCAGCCGCTGAATATCGGGATAAGTGCGAATGAAGCTCTGGTCTGGGTCGTCCTCATCCTCTGGTCTGTAGGATGGAGTCATTCACAGCTGCGCCCGCAGCGCCTTGATCTGATCGTCGATCGCCTTGAGCGTGGCGGCCGCGGCCGGATCTCCCAGCGCCGCCTCGCGCACGGCGCGATGTTGGGATGCCTCGAGCATGGCGATCTGGCCGAGCGCTGCCGCGCGAGCCGCCTGCTTCGCCGCGACCGCGGCGGTAAGCTGCCAGCGCTTGCTAGCCGCGTTCCACTCGTGATCGCTCGAGGGCTGCGGCGGCTGATAGTCCACGACGGCGCCGGTCGCGAGATCGACACGGTGGCTCAGATGGTCGAAGGAGCCCTCGATCGCGACCTCGTGATCGGCTGTATTAGTGGCCACATGACTATCTTCGGTAGCGGCGAATGTGCGGCCAAGGAATAGCCCGGTGGCGGGGTCGTACATAGACCATATCTTCATCGCTTGATCGCCTCGCCCTTAAAAACCGCGTTCGAGATATTGCACGACGATCCTGGCGCGCTGATGCCTCCGGCCCACGACGTGAAGTAATAGGTCTGCGTCGTGTTAGCGGCAAGCGATAGCGACTTCTCGTAGGAGAATGAATGCGCGTCTGTGGGAAGCGCGGTGCTAGGGTTGCGCGCCATGAGACCGTCGCCGGTACCCATGGAGCCGCCGCCAAAATTGAAGGAGCCAATCGAACTGAAAGCAGAAGCTTGGCCTGAGACCACCTCCAGATCTACATACCCCTGCACCGTGAGAATCACGGTCGTGGCGAACGGATAGGGGCCGATCGTTATTGTGGCGACGGTGACCGATGTGGTCCCGGTCGTGTTCCACACGTTCGTCGGACCTGACACCGTCGTGGAGACGATATCGCACACCGCGTTCGGTGCGATCTGCGAGGTGTCCTGCAATGGCAATATGCAGCCAGCGCCGAACTTCAGCGAGTTAATGCCGCCGGGGCCATCAACATTGTTGATGGCGACCTGGCCATAGAGCGTAAGGCCAGAGACTGACACCGTCCGGATCGCCGTGCCGTTCAGCCAGTAGGTGATTGTCGAGGCGTTGGCGTTATAGGTTATGCCGACGAAGTCTGAGATCGCGACAGTACCGCGCGAGCCGCCGACGAGCGTGCCGCTCTCATAGATCTCCCACGTGCCGGCGGCGTTGTACCAGGCATAATTGATATTCGTGTAGCTGACCGATGCGCTAGGCGTCGTCGTCAAGCCAAGCATCCAGGTGTCTAATACGTTGGTCGCCTTACCCTGGATATAGGCCGAGGAAAAGCCCGTCATCGTAAATCCGCCAGAGTCCCAGGCTGCGCTGCCAGTGGGCTTGCAGGCGTTGTCGTCGTTGATCGTGCACGTGCCAGTCTGCTCCCACGCCCACGGCGTCGCCTGCGGCACGCTGGCGAAGTACACGTCGGCCGCTATATCGAGCGCGTTGTGGGATGTGAAATATCCCGAGAGCGTCAGGCCAGGCACCGGCGGGCTCGTGCGCACCAGAACGCCGTTGAAGTAATAGCGGACATAGAAGCCGTCATACTCGACCGACATGACATCGGTCGCCAGGATCGCGGTGGACACCAGGCCATAGGTCGTCGCGGTGCCGTTGATGACCTCGATGATCGCGCGCTGCACGCCCCCGGCATTGTTCGGGAACCACAGGAACTGATAGGTGCTCCCGCCGCCCGCCGAGGGGTTATAGGGCGTACCACCGGACAGCGCCGTCGTCAGGCCGGCGGCAAGGTTCTGGCAGACTGCACCGCGGAAGGAAAACGTCGCGCCGTTTCCATAGCTCTGCTGCGTGTAGGCATCCACGACGCCCCAGCCGGTCGTGTTGTTGTTCGCCTGCAGCTGGTTGCCGGCGATGGCGACGCCGTTGGTGCCGCGCGTGACCCAGCTCGCGTTGTTCTGCTGGGCCGTGATCTGGTTGAAGGTCACGTCTATATAAATGCCGCCTGGAGTCGAGCACGGAATGAAGAGGTAGAGCGTGAGCCCCACAGCTGGCGTCGTATGCAGCAGCGCGCCATTGTGGAAATATCGAACGTTGGCGCCGTCGTAGGTGATGGCGATCTGATCGCCGACAACATAGGTTCCAAAGTCAGCGATATGCGTCCCGGATTCGTAGATCTGCAGCAGCGCGTGTCCTGCGCCATCGTTCCCGGTATAGAGCGCAAAATTAGCGTTGGTATAGCTGCTCGACGCCGTCGGAGTCGTCGATAGACCCAGCATGCCCAGGGCAGTTTGCCATGGCGTCTGCACCCGCGCCGTCGCCTGACATGCAACAAATCCGACCTTGGAATAGACGGCAGAGTCCCACGCATTGGCGCCAGTCGTGGGCTTAATGATCGATGTCGGGCTGTAGATCACCGCAGAGCCGGTAGCAACCCACGTGCCCTGCCCTCCGGTGTTATAGGCAGCGGCGCTGGTAGATGGCGTGTACGTGTAATCCGTGACGCCAGAGATCTGCTCGAACGCGCGACCGTACAGATTGAAGCTGCAGAACTTGAAGTGCAGCGTCTGGCCGATCCAGCCTGGATCGAGCGGCAGCGCGAGCATGGAGCCATCGAGGCGCACGAACTGCGCACTGGAACTGTGCGCCTGGCTCGTGGTGCCGAACTGGCCTCGACGTAAATAGGTGATGTTGTACTGGCCAGCGGTGACCAGCGTCGCGGTCTCGTAGCTCATGAACTCCAGCGTCGCCCCGCTGCCGACCGCGACCAGGATGCGGTCATTGTCGGCATCCGCGACCGTGCCTGAATCGAGCACGGAGAGCGTGTTATTGAGCGTCACCCCCATCGTGGTCGTGGTATCAGGATCAGCCACCGCGGTGATGCTGCCATTGAGTGCACCGTATTTGGCCGGCGAGCTGACTGTGCCGATCAGGTTGTAGGTCGTACCGTCGAAGCTCATATAGACCTGGCAGCCGCCCCAGCTCGCCGAGCCACTCGGTCCGCAAACGCCGATCCATAGCTCGCGGCCGCCGTCCGCAGCCACCAGGGTCGAAGCCGCCTCGATGAACACCGGCGCCTGTACGCTGCCAGGGCTCACGGCGAAGTTCGCGTTGTAGCCCTGCACCGCCTGCCAGTTGTACTGCGGGGTCGTGCGCACAGTCCCCGGCACTTCCATGGCCTCGATCTCGATCACGTCCAGATCATCGTCCGTCACCTTCGTGATGCGGCAGACTTGGCCTGCGAGCCCGAGGCCTGAATCCGTGATCGCGATGTAGTCCATCGGCTCGAGCAACCAGTAATCGGCGCGCACCCGGAATGTGTAGGTATTGCGCTCGTACAGACTCGCCTGCAGCAGCAACTGTGCTGCCGTGCGCGCAGTCGCCAGCACGCAGATACCGTGCAGGCTCACCGTATCCATGACGCGCTCGCCGTTCACGGCAATATCGCCCAGGTCGGTCGCTTCCGCGATCGAGGTCTGGTAGCTGTTGGTGCGATCGAGGTACTCGACCTTCACATGGTTGAAGGTCTCGGACAGCGGCTTGCGGGTAAGCTTGACCGGGGGGTCAGAACTGTCCTGGATGAAGTCGTCATCCGTGAAGCTGTAGATCGGCGTCAGGTTCGCCGCATAGCTGAAACTATTGCCGCTGACGGACCCGTCGCAGTAGGGCAGCACTTTGAGCTGCCCACCGCTCCACACTGCATCCGAGTTCGTCGCCTGCAGGACTTCGCGCAGGAAGTCGGACGGCTGTCGCTGCGTGCTCTCGCAGGGACTGAGCAGCAGCGCCAAGGACTGCACATACCCCTGATAATTGTTATTGCCGGACAGATTCGCGACGTAGGACGCCGGGAGCCCGAGCCCATGGTTCGGATCCGTCAGATAATCGACGACGATCTGGGATGGATCAGCGTCTACGATACCGCCGCCGATGTTGTAGCCCAGGAAGCCGTCGACCTCGAAGGTCAGATTCGGCATCTGTGCGGAATCGCCCAGCGATTTGTTCTGTGCCCCAACGTACGCAATGTGGTCGTACGGGATGGCCTGAGAGGAGAAGTTCGTCGACAGGTATGTCCATGTCGCCTGGCCGCCGAGCACCGCGCTCGCGCTGACCGAATTCGCAAGCCCTGGCGACCAGGTCGCGACACCGCCGCCGGTGATCGAGGCGAGGCGGAACTCCCCATCGCTGAAGGTAATACCCCAGTTGGCGGCGGCGAGCGGGAAGGAGGTGATCGTGCCGCCCGTGGCACCGGAGCTCGGCGCGCTGGAGAACGTGCAGGGTGTTCCCCCGCTGAAGGCCGTGAGGCCCTGCGCCGCGAGCGTGGTCAGATCCTTATCGAGCCAGACCGTCGTGATGCCGTTGATCGGCCCCTCGCATAGCGCTGCTGCGAAGGAGGCCGAGTACTGGTATCCCTGCGGGCTCCCGCCGCCGCCCTTGCCACCGCCGCTGTTGCTCGGCGTGGACTTGAAGCTGCCGTACCAGACCAGCGTGAAGGGCATGCGCTGGCGGCCGTAGAGCAGCGGCACGGCCCCGCCGTACTGGCTCGAGCCGATCTGGATGCCGTTGTAGCGCTGCGGCGTGACGGAGTTTGTCGGCCCGCTACCCATCGTTCAGACTCCAGAGGCTATCGAGCTCGCCGTGCTTGAGCGGCGCGCGTCGCTCGACGAGCTCCACCTGGCCGGCCGGCAGGTACGCGTGGATCATCAGATGGTCGTTCACGACGATCGCCCCGTGAGCGGCAGCGCGCCCGAAGCGGTACACGGCGATGTCACCCGGAAGCGCCATATCGACCCGATGGCAGCTCTTCTCAATCCAGGCGAGATATCGCTCCTCTGTGTGATGCAGATACCACTGGGCGGCGTATGGCCTGGGATCGAAGGGAGGCACCAGGCGGAGGTCGCAGTAGACGCGGACCAGAAGCATGGCGCAGTCGACGCCGTGTCCATTGACGTCCTGGCCGTGCTCATAACGCGTTCCTAGCCACGTCCGGGCTTCCTCGACGACGAGTTGCCGCCATGCCTCTGGAATTTCCATGCTCAGCCCTGGACCCGCCCTGAGGGGCCGCTGCGCGAGGTATTGCCGATCTGGGCAGCAATCGGCTGCGGGTTCGGCGGATTGCTGGTGCCACCGTCGTACAGGGTCTCGGAGACCGGCACGTACGGCGTGCCCTTGAAGTGGATTAGGTTCGAGAACTTAGCTGAGCAGGTCGCCTGCTGGTGATCGCAGCCGGGATAAATGCTGAAGGCATCCCCGGAGGCAATTGCATTCGGGAACGGCAGGCAGGTCTGCACGTTTCCACTGGCGTTCTTGTGGATCTTCACCGTGGCCTGGAAGCCGGAGTTCGCCCCGCTGGTG